TGTTTTTTTTGTTCCAAAAACAGCCTCTATTGCATCACCAACTTTATTTAATGTATTATTTAATGTATTTGCCATTTCTAATCATTTGTTTTTCAGTTATATATACTTTTCTAGGATTTCTTTTCTTATGCTCTGCTATTCTGTTTAAAGCACTACTTCCTCCAGTAACAAATATAGAAGCCATATCGCCTCTTTGATGATAGACATCAAGCGCCTTATTAACAATTACTAATACTTTTTCTGTGGGTAAATTTTCATCATACTCTGAAAGTATTTTCTCTAATGGTTCTATACCAAAATCAGAAAAAGCGTCACTTCCATCTGGCATTTGCATCCATTCAAAAAATCCAATTAAATCTAAAAAAACTGAACAATCTACCACCCAATATAATTTGTTAGCGCTATAGTCTACCTCTATTTCACTACCGTATTTATGATTTTCATTAAAATCCGCTATATATTCTCCAATATCTCCATACATTTGAGCGAATTTAGCTTTCTCCCTTTCTAAATCTTGCCTAGCAATCATCCTATCTGCATCACTTTGACTAATCCAAGGAAAATATGTTTGCCCATACTTGTCAACTGCCTCGTTTAACGTAGAAAAATCTTCTTGGCAAAGTTTTATAACATCTTCTGGAGATAACTCTATTTTAACATTATCCCCATTAATTTCTATCTCCCTGTTATTTTTGAAATAAGAATTGATGAAATCCTCAAATTCATCGTAAGGAAACCATTGGCTATGTCCTGCTATATCTGTATTTGCTTTTAGTATTGCAGTATTTTTCATTATAATTCCTACCCATTGATAAACATATCTAGGTGGAAAATTAACCAATCTGCCATATTGTGTAAACTCTCTCAATGCTTTTGCATACATGTTTGGGTTAATCAACACCCCCCAACTCTGTTTTCCATTAGGATTTGATAAAAACTCGTTAAAAACATAATTTGCGTCATAATCTGTCAAATATTCATAAAACGGATGTTCCTCATCAAATGATTCTCTAATCATCCTATTTTCAGCGGTAACAGTATATGTAATTTTGCCACTTGGAGTCTTAACGGCTTCTTGTTTTATCTCGCTAGGCTTTAGACTAACGTTTGACGTTGGCTTTGGCGGTTTAACTGCATCCACCTCTTTAGTACCTCTTGCACGTTCAATACCTTTTCTGTATAAGTTAGCAGCCAATTCCCCACCGTTTAATTGATACTGAATGCTGTTCTTAGGCAATTTATTCATTCTGTGCAATCTGACTTTTGCATCATTGACATTAACAGAATCTTGTTTAATCTCTTTACCGTTTGAATTAGCATTAATACCTTTTTTGTTGTATTTTTTATCACTACCCAAAGACTTCAGAATTTTACTTCCAGGAATATTCTTATCCAAGTATGGTTCATATATCTTTTTCATTGCTTTGAACACATTCTTGGCATTCTGCGGAATTGGTATTTGCTTTTTTGTTACTTTTGCTGAGTCTTCAAATATTATAGCCATTTTAATTAAATTGTATTAGATGATTTCCTACCGCCAACACTTCCCCATTGTTGAGGAGTTTGCTGGTCAGCGAATTTATCTGTTGTTATAGGGCTTGAATCAATTTCATCCCCATCTTGGTCAATGATTTTCGATTGGTTTGTTACTTTAGACAAATCTTGATATTCTGGAACTGAACTCTTACCGAAATCTCCGTCTGTAACTCCTTCAAATATCCTACCAAACTGTGATTCATTCAAATTTATTATTTTCATACATTAATATTTAATTACTTATAAATATTTATAAGATAGTAAAATAATGCATTACTATGGCAAATTTAAAAGTAAATAACTATCATAATCTAAAACTAAGAATTAACAAAGATGAATATTGGGATTTCTTTGTTAATAAAGATGCCTATGGGTATTTTAAGGATAACTCTGATAGTTGCATTATTTCTTATGTTAACTTGGCCGATGCTGACTGCGATAGCGGATGGCTTCAAAGCAATAACAAATATACTTGGGAAGATGCAATATCCGTTGGGTATACATTATATAACATTACATACACTGGAGTAGACAATGGCCTTTTCACATTTAGAAAAGATAGAATCACTAACAAAGACTTCCTAGATATATTTCAAACAAATAAACTGAAAATCGAAGAAAACGATACAAGTCTTAAATTACATGCCGTAAGCGGAAACACGCTTCAATATGACTATCCTTTACATTGCAACGATGAATATGCAACATTTAATGGTGGTTTCTATCAAGGTTTCTTCAAAACAGAATGCGATAAATATCAAGTATTACCAACGCATTTTGACGATGGCGAGACTTATAACATCGAATTCACATTGAAAAAATGTGACATAGAGCCAGAATCAAATAAAACATTAAATGATAAATATCCAGAGAATAAAGGTATTTTCTTTTACATTGGAACTAGGGCAGAAAATAAATGGATATATCTTTATGATAAAGAAGATATTGACGGTTTAGAAAATTGCTACCAATTAGGTATGGATGACTTTGTAGAAGATGGCGAGATTGATAAAAAAGACCACATTATCGGTAATTTTTATGACTTAGACCCAGAATTTGTAGAAGACGATTTAACATGGGATTGGGATGACTATACAAATTATAATTATTATGACGAATCACTATACGCAAAAGATTCTTGTGATTGGGATGAAATGTTTGACTATGTTGAGGTTAACCCAACAGAGACTGCCAAAACAATAGATGAAACGGCTGACCATATTAATATGTCTTCTTGGTGCTGCACAGTACCGCAACGAGAAGAGAAATATGTTTTAAAGCCTTATTTCGTTGGTTGCGGTTGCCCAGTAAAATATAAAAAAGAAAAAGTTAAATCTGATGATGAATATGATGATTACCTAAGTGGATGCCTAACATTTGGCGAAGACGGGTATATAGGGAGTTGGGATGATTTAGTTGATTCTGATTATGACTATTGGGAACCAGAACTTGACATCACAGATTTCCAATATTACACAGACAATGGATTTAGCTTAGCAGAGGCGAATTGGTATTATTTTTACACTGATAACAAATATTTGATGTTTGATAGAACTAAATCAGGTAAAACAATTAAAAATTGGGTTGAAGGAACGCAATATATGTATTGCGGCAGAAAGAATAATTTCAAAGGAAACCTATTCATTTTAATGAATCGTACTAAAACTGGATACACCGTAAACACAATTGATACATTGAGGGATAAAGACGCTAACTATTACAATCCATATAAAGACTTATACAACAACGCTTTAGCATTTAGAATCACAGATAAAGGGGAAATAGGATATAGACTCCTTACAATTGATTGTGAAAAAGAAGGAAGAGACAAAACATCTATAGTTGAAGGTTATTCATTAGAAAATGTAATACCAAAATGCGAATGGGTTACTATCAATGTTAGAATTACATTTATAGGTGGCGACAAAATGAAATTTATGTTTTATGTCAATGGAAAACTTAAATATATATCAAAAGAGTTACCTAGAATAGAACTTAGAGAACTGAATGATTTATACGAAAAACAAGAAGGTGTTCCATATAACATTTCAATAGGTGGTGGAACTCAAGGATTGGCAGAAACAATACAATATAACTATATGTTAAACCCAACAAGGGTGTATCCAATTGAAAAGTATTTCGCTGGGTCATTTATCGGTCATATTAAATCTTTCAAAATATATAATTGTTTTATGGAACAAATAATAATTGAAAATAATCACAAAAAGGCATTGCAATAATGCCTTTTTTACTTTTATCTATTGATATTATTGTTTTTTATGATTATTTTTTAATAAAAAATATGGATAAAAAAATTAAAATGTTAGTGATACCTAGCGACCGCACAGGCGTTGGAAAATTTCGTTCAGTTGACCCACATGTATACATTGCAGAACATTATAGTGATGAATTTGACGTTGACATTGTGTATAATATGCCAAATGGAGACCTAGAAACATTTTTGAAGCAATACGATTTAATACATATTCATAAACAATTGGACAAACAATGCAAAATAATTGATATGATTAAATTTCTAGGAATTCCAGTGATTGTTGACGTAGATGACCACTATAAACTAGGTAATGACCACCCTATGTCAATTACTGCTAGGAAAGAAAGATGGCATGAACCAATTGTAAATCACCTTAAAAAGGCTGACTATGTAACAACCACAACTCCTATTTTCGCTAATATCCTAAAGCAACATAACAAAAATGTTAAAGTATTTCCAAATGCGATAAATCCTGAAGAGAAGCAGTATTCTGTTCCTAAGAACCCAAGGACGGACAAATTAAGAGTAGGAATAATTTGTGGCTCTTCACATTTAAAAGATTTGGAACTATTAAATGGTATTGCCAATCAAGTGGACAAAGATAAAGTGCAATTTGTTCTATGTGGGTTTGATACGAGAGGAACTAGAACTATCTACAAAGATAACGGAGAGGTAGAGACTAGACCTATTCTTCCACAAGAAAGCGTATGGTGTGAATATGAAAAAATTTTTACCGATAACTATAAAACAATTTCTCCAGAGCACAAAGAGTTCTTAATGAAATATGCTGCTGGCATTGATGACCCATTTATCAACGAACCATATAGAAGAATGTGGACTAGACATATCAGTAATTATGCAACACATTACCAGAATGTAGATGTTCTTATTGCTCCATTGAAAGAGAACGAATTCAATATGGTTAAATCTGAACTTAAGGAAATAGAGTGTGGCTTTACCCATACGGCATTCATTGGTCAGAATTTTGGTGCTTATACAATAAACCTAGTTCCAATGATTGAAAAAGGTGGAAAAATTAATGAGGAAGGCACTGCACTACTTGTAGATTCATCTAAAAACCATAAACAATGGGGTAAATACATCAACAAATTAGCAAATGATGCAGATATGCTAAAAAGGCTTCAAGATAATCTATATAATTTTGTAAAAGATAGATATTCTCTCGCTGAAATATGTAAACAGAGAGTAGAATTCTATAAGAGTATTGTAAATAAACATTAATGAAAAATGGAGGTAGAAACATATCTATCCTCCATTTTTATTTTCATTCTACCTCTAACGGTGAAAACTTCCCTAGATTCATATCTGGTGTTATCTCAATCGTATCATTATCAGCACCTTTAAATTCATTATTCATTAACTCATCAATGACCTCTCTGATGATTGATTTTGCCGTTTTTCTACTCTCTTCCATTCTATAATTGTTTGGATTGTTCATTATTTTCTTTATTGTATCATCACTCATTTTAGGGAATCTTTCTCTCAACGCCTTAAATAATGAATTATATACGCTTCCATCATGTTCAAAAGACCCAGTACTAGTTTTTATTGAGAATATTCTCTTAGGCTCTTTCTGCTGGGGCTGAACTTGCTGCTGTGGTTGAGGCTGCGGTCTTCTAACGCCAAGTATTTCTCCACTTGTCTCTTGTAGCATATTTTTAAGTTCATTAATCCAAGGTTTATCTTCAATACTCCAATACCTCCAAGTACGCATGTTTTTTCTATAGCCTTTACTGAAGAGATAGTCTATTATATTTGCGTCATTCGTTGAAACCACTTTTTCGTTCCTTACACCCTCTTCAGTATTAGTAATAAGATTAACTAGATTCTGGTTAGATGTTATTGTAAGTTTAACTTTTCCTTCTTGAGTGAATATAATAACAGCAGTTACAGATGCCTTCTTATTAGCAAGCCTCTTCTCACGTTTAGCCTTCATTTCATCATTTAACTCAAGTTCGTTCATTTCTTCTGCTGTTGCTAGCCTTTGTATTGTGAATAACCCGTTAGAGCGGCTAGAGACAATAGAACCGATTTCTTTAAACTCTATACCGTGACCTTGTTTTGGGCAATAGCCATTCATATATGTGTAATAATGGCACATTTCATGCACCAATGTGGCAAGAAAACCGTGTTCAGTTCCGCTATAATTACCGTTTAGTTCTATTGTAGGCCAGCATAGATTAACAAAATTATGTTTGTCTATGTACTCCATATCCCAACCGATTCTCTTAAACATCCTCCTACTATATCTATCAACTCTAATGCCTCTAGCACCGATTTTAAACCACCCAAGAGTACCGCCTTGAGAGCCACGACCAGTAGTGAAAATATTAAAGTTGCAATCACCCAATACACCATTGAATAACTGCTCGTTCATTTCTTGATATTTTTGTGCCATCCATTTTACAGTTGGCTTGAATGTCTTATCCATTTCCATCGTATAATTTTTATATAAATATTAAAAGGGTAGGAAATGTCCTACCCTTTATATTACACTAGCCCCATTTCTTCAGCAATATCATCGCCATTAAGTCCTTGACTCATACTAGTATATTTTCCTATATCAGAAGATGAACTTGAAGAATTCCCTTCCATTGCAGCATTTCTTTGCTCCATATACTCGTTATATTTATGTATATAATATTTCCTATCTCGCATTGGCATTTTATCAAGCACATCAAATGGAATTTTCATATAGGTGTGGCAAGCAAAAAGTTCATCCTTAAGATTTTGTTCATACATCGGAAATATTGAGGAAAACAGAATCGTCCCAGTTAAGAAAGGTGTTAAATGAGCCACCTCCTAGGCTCTCTGGTCTTTCTACCGTTATGTTGAAATCTATACCAGGAGCATTGTCATTAATATATTTTCTAAGCATTAATGAATCTCTTGCTGGCATTTGATTGATATATTTCCTAATGTAATCTCTGTCATAATTGTCATTAACGGCAACAATCTGCAATTGCATATTATTAGTCATAATCTTTGTAAATTCTGATGAATTGGCATTCAACAGTCTTTTACCCCAAGACTCCATTGTTTTAATCGCAGCCCTAATAGACTTCTTCTCAGCGTCCGTAATATATTTGTCATTCATAATTGCGGCAGACAATGTTTCCCTTTCCCTATCTAGCATATGAGCCTTAGTTCCATAGCTTTCAAGCTCAGTAACTTGTCTAAGTTGTTTCTCTTGCTTCCTCGTTAGATAACGGAACTTAATTCTATCCTTCTTAATTGGCGTGACATATTCAAAATGCCCATTCTCATCACCAACTAGTTTAAACTCTTTTGGCTTAAGAGTTGTAAGGTCAACTGTTGATTCAATCTGCTCACCAGTATCTGGGTCACGCACTACAATCGGAAAATCTGGGCCATAACTCGTTGCCCTCAAAAACAATGTAATTGCATCAGCATCACCGCTAACAAGGTCTTCAACATTAATATCACTATTAACAATTTTATTTTTAAGCAAATAGTCAATTACAAGTCCATCTTTATATAGATTAGGTGAAGTAATAATATTTTCGTCATATGCCGTTAAATAAGCAACTGGAACTCTATCAACCTTACTCCTATAGCATTGACCGTTACTTGGCAACTGTATTACATCGTATTGCAACATTGCGTCTGAATTGCTAAAAGTAGACTCATTGACAATAGTGGTATCACTAGGTGTCATATCGTATTCTTCGGCAACATTATCTTGAGATTCGGTAGTCATAAGTTCCTTCTCTTCTTGTCTTGCTTTCTCATTATCCTCCAACATATCAAAAATTGACATATCAGTATCTTGGAAAAGGTTTTTTTGTACTGCTTGCTTTTTTGAAGACAAAGATGTTTTCTTAGGAGTATTAGTTCCAAGCACAGATGGGTCAATGCTGTTAATATGGTCGATAACCTCTTGCTGCGCTCTCTCAATCTGTTTTACTGACTGAGTTTTTCCTCTGTCAGCAGCCTCCTTCTTTGTTTTCTCCAACATTTTATTGTTTTCCAAAAGAGTCTTAATCTCGTTTTCTTGCTCTTCAGTTAATTTCTTTTTTGCCATAATTTATAAATTATCTATTAATCTTAATTTTTCAATAAAAACAATCATTGAATTATCGTCAACTATATCCATGATTTTACAATTTTCAAGAATTGCATATAAATCTTCACCCGCTTTATTCACAAAATGCATCTTAACGTTTCTTTTAGGCTCTTTTATCCAAGCCCACTCTTCGCCTTTAAAATCTTTATACTTGTTAATCGCATTATGTTCTTTAACCCACAATGAGATTTCCGAAATGAATTCTTCTTCGCTACTAGTGTCATCAAACTCAAACATTTCTATAAATGGTTTCTGGTCTACAAAATGCGTGATTAAATTGTCAACATTATCATCATTCCCATTTTCATCATACACTATTCCTTTACAACTTGAATAGGCTATTTTATCCTCTTTCTGAGACGTATTAGAACCAAACTTGTAAGTTTGCCCATCGCCACCTATGAGACTTCCAGTGCCATTATTATAGTTCATCATTGAATTGTAAACAATGTCTTTATTCTTATTATACTCACTAGATACCGCCTTAATGTATTCTTCATCACTATAGTAATTATTGTTTACATCAAAAGCACTGTCATTGTAATCATAATAAGGCATATATAACGTGACTTCCACAATAAATATATTTTATTTGATTTTATTTATATGTCTTTTAGTTTTCTTTTCAGTCAAAGACTTTTTCTCAGTTTCCAAATATAATCTTTTTTTTAATTCGTCCATAACCATCTTAGGGTTTTCACGAATATCTTTCTCCCAGAATCTTATGAGCGGTATACCATGCATTAATGCCCATCTGTCTTTGTATTCATCAACCCTTTTGTTACGTTTTTGCATAGGATTCATATTCTCTTCCTTAACCAACCTAGGGTCTGAATGATAGTAAGAACCGTCAATTTCGAGAAGAATCATACTTCCAAGTGTTAATCCGCTACTCTCATCTAGGAATATTGCGAAATCATAGAATCTACCAATATCCTTTGCTTCAAACTGATAAACATACCTTACTTTAAGTTTATCTAGGAAATCTCTAGCAAAATCTTCCTCTAACTTGGATGTTCCGAATTTAGGGTGAGCACGTACAGCCTTCCTAGTGGCTTTCCTTACCTTAGAAGCTGTACGTTTTCTAACTGTTTTTTTTGGCTTTATAATATTTTTTTTATTACTTACTTGTTTCATATTCTACATTCTGATAACTGATAAATATTTGTATCTTTGAAAAATCATCATTAGAATAATCAATTGGGTCTCTGTATACCTCAGTTATATGGCATCTAGAATATCTCTCAGTATATATTACCTTTCCATTTGCATCCAAATGTTCTACTTTGAAACTAAATGTATTTGGCGCATACTTCAATACTTGTAAAACTGGGTATCTAGCACCTTCGAAATCGGTAACAAAATCATATATGCACACAGAAACCCTATTATCTCTTGGGTCAAATGATACCGATTTAACCATTATCTCTGGAATGCTTAACGGTTCTTTCAAATTAACCAAGAATCTGTTTGCTTGTAGTCTTGAATCGGCAGTGTTTCTCAAATCTTCAACAAATTTTTTAGCCAAATCATCTTGATTCACCTTAAAATTGTTATTGTACTTAGTTTCAACTTTCTTATAGATGTTTTCGTAATTGTACTTTGTTGGAGTTTCTCCATTTTTTATGCCTTCCGCTTCCTTAAACTGTACTGCCTTGCTCTGTTTTACGATTGAATCATAGAATCCTTTGTTCTTCTTGTCTTCTTCAGTCATAGCATCTGGGCACTTGTTCTTTTCAACATTGTCATAGAAACTATAGGTAACTTCTTCATCTTTCTTGCCTATCTTAGCAATATCATAGTTAATATTGTTTATTTCCTCCATGATTTCATCTAAACTTTCCTTAATCATTTCAATTGATTTCCTACTAGAATTTTTAGACAACATTTCACACAATGTATTATTAAGCATTTTCTGCTGATTAATTCTTGTCCATAAAAGGCTTTTTAAATACTTTGGGTCTTTTCTTCTCATTGCTTCTAAATCTCCCATAACTTTATATCATATTACTTTTTAAATTATATTTATTTTCTGTCATAACAGCATTATATGTTTTTATGCTTTTAAAATTTTTTAATATATATATATTTGTCAGTCTTTCAAGTACATACGTAAGTAGTCTTATTTGATACTTATACGTGTTATTTGGCGCATATGATTTAATATACTTATTCTCATTATTTTTAATTCTATCAATAAAATTAATACCAACCCTCCATAAAAATTCTTTTATAATTTCCTTATTGAAATCCATGAATTTTTTGAAATCTTCTGTTTTCATTATAAACATATTGCATGGTATCATTTTATTTGATTTCAATAAATTTTCATATGTTTCATAATATTCAGTATATCTTTCTTTTAAAATGTCGCCTAAAACATATAAATCATCAACATTATGGCACAACTTATATTGGGTTTCTATATTGACAGATAAACTAATTGGTGCTCTTACAATTATATCATATGTTTTAAATATTTCATCAACATTTGGAACATCATCTAAAAAATCATAATATCTCCTATAATGACAAAATCCCACATAATTTTTTAAATTCATATTTTCATAAACATAAAAAAAATGCAACCACTCTGACATTATTACATCATCTAATACACCAAAAATTTTATACTCTTTTTTAATCTCCCTAGAATCTAGTACCTTGTAAACACTATTGGTTACAACAGTATCGAAATCTTTGTGTGTGCATATAAAAATATCTAAATTCTCATTCATTTCCAATAAGAATATATACCATTTGTTATTTCATAATTTTCCCATTTGTACTGTTCTCTCTTAGGCTGTTGTTTTGCCCAATCCCACATTTTTTCCAAACCGTTTTTTAAACTAGTAATGTCTTTAAAATTAAGTATGTCTATACTTTTTTGAAAAGTTGGAACTGCCCATTTCACTTCATGCCTTGGTTCTTTGTGGCAAATGTTATCATAATTAGTAATGCTACAAAGTATCTTGGCTGCTTCATTAATGGTATATGGCGTTACACCGCCAAGATTTATAATCTCTTTTGACGCATTTGGTAAAATTGCAGCATTCCATAAAGGTTCTAAATTATCGTCTATATACGTAAATGCTCTCGTTTGTTCGCCATCACCATATATTAACATTGGTTTTTCATTTAAAATTTGATACATCCATATACCTAAAACATTTCTATACTTATCCCAAATGTTTTGTTTTTCGCCATAAATATTATGCGGTCTTATAATACACCAATCAAGATTATGTTGCTCTCCAGCAACTTTAATATCCATTTCACACGCATATTTCGAAATGCCATATGGGTCTATTGGACAAGGCATGTCATTCTCATCAAATCTATTATTTTTCAAATCCCCATAGCCATAAACTGACATAGAAGATGTATATACTAATCTTTTTACATTATATTTTATACAGCAATTTATTATATTTGCAGTAGATAATGAATTATTTTTCCAATTAAACATTCTCATAAATGGTGAAAGTCCTTCTGCTGCATATGCTGCAAAATGATATACATAAACAATTTTGTGATTTAGAAATATATCATCTATACTATCAATCGACAAATCTCTTTTATAGAAAATTACTTTTTCGTTCACGTTATTCATAAATCCACCAAAAAGATTATCAATACCAATGACATTATATTCTTTGTGGTTTTCTACTATATAATCAGCCATTTTACTGCCTAGAAGCCCAGCAACGCCAGTTATTAAAATACATTCGTTATTTATATTCATATCACTTTTTATATAAAAAATAAAAAAAAGTTAAAAAAACAAAATACATTTGACTAATCAATTTTTTTTTAGTATCTTTGCATAAACTAAAATTTATATGTATGTTTAATAATTACAAAAAATATTATGAAAACTACTGTAAATATCTAAAAACGCAAGAAGCCCAAATGAATGTTACCGAAATGGAACACGGCTTCGCCAATATTGAGACACTTATTATGCACATATATGGTAATTGTCTCAATTATAGATATTATGGTAAGTATTATGAAGAGGAAGATAGGGTCTTACTCACCGATTCTACAATCAGCGGCAAAGAACTATCAAAATCCCTTAAGTTAAAAGATTTTGGGGAGTATACGAAAAAAGAGTATTCATACATTGACACAATACGCTCAATCGGTAATTTCGTTTTCTTTGATGGAACTGCCTACGTCTTTACAGACTATGGATTAATTCAAATGTATGGAAGAAGTTCAGAAGATGGAAATCCAGCAAAAATTTATACAATTGAAACTTGGTTGTTTAGGGAGCAAGACAAAACTGAACTTGAAAAACTCATTAATCATTCATTAATTGAAATACCTACAAAAAACATACAGAAAAACCTTACCGTGTGTACAGATGGAAGTTATGGTATCCATAAGTCAAGCATAGAGGTTAAACCTTTTGACTGCGACTTGAAAAAGAATTATAATGATGATTTACCATACGATAAGTTAACTGAACTGATTAATTCTGACGAAGAGGAACTTATACTGCTGCACGGAGAACCAGGAACTGGAAAAACTTCTATAATCAAAAAATTGATACATGACAATCCTGATGTGGAATTTCTGTATTTTGATTCAGAATTGTTTAAACCAACTAGCGATGGTAAAATGTTCGATTTTTTGAGTGAGCATAAACAACACGTATTCATCATAGAAGACTGCGAAAAACTATTTGTTGATAGAAGTAACGGCAATAGATTCCTTAACTCAATGCTCAATTTAACTGATGGCATTATAGGCGAAGCATTTGGAATTAAATTTATCTGTACGTTTAATTGTAATAAGTCAAAAATAGACCCAGCAGTACTGCGTGAGGGTAGACTATCGCTCATATATGAATTCAAAAAACTGTCTATAAACAAAGTGAAAGCATTTATACCAAACGCAACACAAGAAATGACGTTAGCACAAATATATCACACAGAAGATAATGGTAATAAGAAAACTGATAAAAAAATAGGATTCTAACACTAGAATCCTATTTTTTGTTTTATTTGCTCATTCAATAATGTTTTAACGAAACGCTGTAACTTGCTGATACTCAAATTAATACGCCAAAATCGCATAATCAAAGCGGAGTGTCAAGCTGATGGTCGCGAGGTCATCTTGGCTGTAATCCAAATCACCGAAATCTGCTGCTGTACACATTGTGTTCTTTAGTATCCATTTGCTGACAACAACACCAGTTGGGTCTAGCATTTCAAGCTCAACATCACGTTTATAACCAGCTGCATAACCTTGTCTTCCCGTAACGGACTCAGAGTGAAGACGTACCCATTCCATTACAGCTTGAGAAGCAGAAGGACCAATTGGGTCTCTCAATGTTACTTGAATCTCATCCCAAGTATAACGTCCTACAACATATGTTTCTGTGTTCAAGAAAGGTATCGCTTTACCCTCTTGTTTAATTGATGGACGCTTTGCGCTCTGACACCACCACTCTTGGATACCTAAATCAGCTGGAAATCTTAATAGCCATCTATTTTTCCTGAGCGGCTCATAGTTGAGCGGCATTTTCAAAAGTAAATCACTCATTTTAAAATATTTTTTTAATCTAGATTATTATTATTCATTTTATTTTTAATATAAATATAACATATTATATTTTTTTTAACTTAAAAAATTGTTTATTTTCAGAAAAAAATATATATTTGCAATATTATTGAATATGTTAATTTTTATTTTATGGAACTAAAAATACTTTTTTTGATGATATTGCTTCACATCATAGATGATTTCCACTTACAAGGAATATTGGCTAATATGAAGCAGAAAAATTGGTGGCTAACGCAAAAAGGCTACAAAGATATGTACGAATATGACTATATGACTGCATTGACGATTCATTCTTTGTCTTGGTCAATAATTATCTCTATTCCGCTTTGGTTTTTTAACATTACCCCAAGCATATTAGGCATAATAATATGCTGTAATACGTTTATTCATATGTATGTGGATGACCTCAAATGTAATCAATTAAAAATAAGCCTCACAATTGACCAAACAATACATATAATCCAAATTTGGGCAACATGGGCGATATGCTGCTTTTTGATATAAAAAGGTACTGATTAACGTCAGTACCTTATTTTTTATTACCAGTGTCTGTTAACACTTTGTCGCTTTTACTGATAGTCTTGATTCTAATCAATTTATCATAATAAAATAAAATATTTTTATGGAAAAACGTTGCTTTTTTCATTTAAAAATATATTTATTTATATAGATAAACAATAAAATATATGGCTTACAGTAAAGAACAAGTAATAGAAATGTGCAAAAAAGTACACGGAAATAAATACGATTATTCAATTACAGAAGGTGTACAAAATAAACTTGGAATGATAAAATACATTTGTCCAATACACGGAGTGAGAGAACAAATATTTCATAATCATTTACAAGGAAAAGGATGCACAGAGTGTGGAAAGAAAAAATGTGGAATTTATCATAAATTTACGAATGATAATTTTTTAGAAAAAGCAAAAAAGAAACATAACTTAAATAATTACGATTGGAGTAATTTTAATGTGAATGATAGGGATGAAAAAGGAAGGGTCGAATTCTGCTGTAAAAAGCATGGGAAATACTGGGATTGGCCTTCTAATTTCATTAAAGGATATGGCTGTCACATTTGTTATGGTAAAGAAAAAAACGATGATGAAGTTAAGGAAGAATTATCAAAACTACACCCCGAACTTGATTTTTCACAAACAAAATATTCTGAACATGATGAAAAATATAGAATAAAAGTGATATGCCCCAAACATGGTGAACAACTAATAAACTACTATAATCTGTTAAACGGCCAAGGATGTTACCATTGTGGAAGAGAAACAACAGCATTTAAAAATACAATAACCAACGAAGAGTTTATAAAAAGGGGAAAAGAAATATTTGGTGATGAGTACACCTACGAGCACCTTGACATGTACAATAGGGATGAAGAAGGAAAAGTGATAGTAACTTGCCCTAAACATGGAGATTTTAAAATTCTACCAACGAACTTTTTCAAAGGTGTTGGGTGTCCGATATGTTCTGAAAGTAATCTAGAAGGAGAAATAAGAAGGTTTCTAGAAGAAAATGAAATAGAGTTCGAAACTTATAAGAAATTTGATTGGTTAGGAAAACAGCATATAGATTTTTACCTCCCTAAATATAACGTAGGTATAGAATGCCAAGGTGGCCAACATTTCAAGCCAGTTGGCATCTTTGGTGGGGAAGATGCATTCATTAAAACAATATCTCTTGACATAAAAAAAAGAAAATTGTGTAAAGAAAATGGCGTTAAACTGTTTTATTATGCAAATAATAAATATACATTTCCTTATAAAGTTTTCTTAAAAAAAGATGCTTTACTTGAACAAATAAAGAGAGGATAACCCTCTCTTTATTTATTTACCTTTTCCTGTTAACAATTTGTCACTGGACAAGAAGACATCTTTAAAATAGGCATACAAATCCGATGTAGGATGGTCTGCATACTTCTTTAATCCTTCAATTGCGGTTTCTCTAATCTTACCTACAATTGGCTCATGCTGTATTATTTCTTGGGCATGCATTGCAATTTCTTCCTCAGAATCTCCATTACCCATTTGTTGTGATTGCTTTGGTTGAACCAACGCTGGATTAACTTCATCTTGTCCTTGTGCTTGCATCTGTTGTTGCTCCATACCCATTTCTTGTCCCATTCCATCGTCCATAACGCCATCTTCCCCATTAAATATATAGTCTTCTGTAAGCTGCGCTTTTAGACTTTTCAACTCATTTAAAATTGTTTTAAAATTTTTTTCCATAATTAATAAACGTTTATTTGTATATAAATATCATTGACATAAAAAAAGTGGAGAGCAAACAATACTCTCCACTTTTTATAATTATATAATTTGATTAAATATCATCAAAAGAGACACCCTCTGGGGATAAAATAAAATCGATTGTTATATACTCAAGAGCATTGTAAGGTTTGAAGTAAATCTTAACTGGAAGTTCTCTTCTTTCCCTTGACTCTATTGTATCATTGACCTCAATTCTGTAATCAGAAATACCTCTATTGCTTCTGATGCTATCCATAATTGGAGTTACAGTAGAAATGAATGACTGCTTCGTTGTTGCATCGTTTGGTTCGAAAATGAGGCCAATGCAAGCGATTGCAATAAGTTTTCTCATTCTCAATAACAATCTACGAACTGCGATACGATTAAGTTGTGATTCATTAATCTGCAAGTTCTTCTGTCCCCAAATCTTAGGACCGTCTTGAGCGAATGTCTTGACTGGATTAATTCTACCTTCGTACAACACATCTTCATCACCGAGTTTTGTAATAAAGTGTGCTCTCACACAGTCAACATTACCACGCTCAATACCTGCAGGTGCAAACCAAGGATATGCTTGATTATCAGTTTGTGCGAAATTACGTACAACATCCTTCGTTGCTGGCAAATAGATATACTGATTATTATCAACATCTAAGTATTTAACCCAAGGATAATATGTACATGAGTAGTTAGAATCAATCTCCGTATCCTCCAAGTTATACACAGCCTCGTCTGGGGTGTACATTTCATCAACGTAATCACCAGCACCGCTTGGCTTATCTGGAGTTGTAATAACGTAGATACTATCTGCTCTTTCTTCCTCAATCATTTCTATTGCCTCTTCAACAAGAAGTTTCTGATTTACGTAGTCAATACCTGGAGTAGCGAATACGTTAATATCTGTTGCCTCTGGATTGCTGAACTGACGAATAGCGGCAAGATAAGCATACCAGTCAGAGGTAATACCATTCTGATTTAACCCAATCAAATCTGGATTTGCAATCTTATTGAATGAATATCCTTCTCCGCTTCCTTGGTTAATGAACCCTCTATACTGAGACATCTTGAAATTATCAGTATTTGTTCTTTGGTCTCTATAATCGTCCCAACCATCAAAACCACCATAGAAGAACACAGTGAACTTACGGAGGTTAACATATTCATAAATAGAACCATACATTTCGTCTTCCTTACCAATCACTGGTGGCTGGTCAAGAACTTGTGTTCTAGAGTTAGTTGACACACAATCAAACTCATACCCCTCTTCTCCGTCAACAGTTACAACTGCCTTTGCGCCATTTTCCTTATCAAGCCTTGAATCAAGGTGGAAACCATGCGACAAGAACCTTGGGTCATTGATGTATGCTTTTGTACCTTTGAATGTAAAATTATCAATATCAACTCCAATCCATGAAGAAAGACCAAAATACTGTTTTCTGTTCTTAATGTCCTCATCAAAATATCTGTTATATTTGATGTCTGGGAATATTACTGTACGTCCTGACTCTGTTGACGAATGGTTTGTACTAACATTGGATACAGTTTCATATATTTTACTAATCTGTGTGCCGCTGTACTGAGGTATTGGATAACCCAAGAAGCCTGCTGGAACAGAAGTTCTAGCCGCTGTTGTCTCATTTACCTCAACAGTAATGTACTTAGACTTAGATTCATACACACCGTCAAACGAACCAATCTTATATGCAATGTAATTAGCATCGCCAGGTGTCATTGTACATCTTCCAAACCTCTCAAGTGGGATGATTGACTCATCAAGGTCATCTACTCTACGAACAACTACATCGAATGTTCCCTCATCTGGTCTGATATTCTCGATAGAAACCTTAACCTCATAGTTTGAGTTGTTACCATCAGAAATTGTATGAAATCTAAACAACTTGGTCATTTCAATGTGGTCAAAGTCGCCCTTCAAGTTAGATACAATCCAAGGAGTTGAAGCATACCTATAGGCTGACTTGTAATCGTTCATGTCAAGTTTAACATAATCTATATCCGAACCGTCATTTACAACTTTATAATAAAGGCCATCAGCATTGTTTAAAACAAGGGTTGAATCTTTCCCCTCATTGCCTTTAGTGCCACCATCAAGTAAGTTGCCATAGTAATTTACATATTCATACTCACTACCACCACTTTGCTTTTCTTTTAATTCGTCTATGCTTTTCTTAGAGTAATAAGCATAATAATAATGTCTTTTACCGTCTTGAGTTGTGTACTGCTTAACAGTATAAATCTGTCCAACTTCCATTGCAACCTCTGCAACTGTTTTAGCCGACCATGCTGCTGCATCATCATCTTTAACGCTGCTTGGGCGTTTGGTTATTACGGTTGCACTTGGGTCTCCGCTAGAAATTTCAGACATTGTGTATGGTCTGTTAAGTTCATAGTTGTAGCATACACACCTAATGCCTTCGTCCTTAGCATATTTGCTAGCAAGATACCTACGGCCAATATACTTTCTATTTAATGAAGACTGTGGTTTGTCAACAATTCCATAAACTGGTTCGTGATGGTCAAAGTCTGCTGTCTGATATACTTGAAACTCTGTCAATCCACTGTCAATAACAGATACATCGTAGTTTGCTATTGCTTGCTCAAGTGCCACATCATACAACGTTTCAACAAATATAGGAGCATCACCATCATAAGCCTTTGTTCCTAAAACGTTAAGTATATACTCCTTGTCGAAAGGATTCAATGATACCGCAAATTCAAAATATCCTCTTGCCAAATCTTTATCTCGAATGATTTCATCCACTTCTCCATCAGTATGAGCACCCTTTACGCCAACAAATTTAAATCTTCCTTTATTAGTTTGTGAAACGGTCCAAGCACCTGTACCGCCATTAATTCCATATCCATCACATTCATTACCGTTGCTATAAAGAGGTATGTACTCTCTAATTTGGAGTGCATTCATATTATAGCCTTTCTTATCACAATCTGTAGCATCGTTAACAGTTTTCTCACCAACATCATATCTTAATGTGTCATATTTTGTAGTTTCACAAGTACAACCGCTAGTATTACCAGTATCGTATGGATGGTAAGTACCTCTTGAACGTATAACAGCTACAGCTTGCTTAGTTCCATCGTTATCCCCTTTTGATGCTGTTACAATCCAAGCTGGACCCGCATTATAACCGCTAAGTCCAAGAACACGAACAACCTTAAGCTGTTCTGATTCACTCAAATAAGACTTGGCAATGTAAGGCAACTCATATTTAGGGTATTGGCTTCCTTTAAACTTCTCCGTACTAGTTCCACCAAACACTTCTTGGAACTCACGCCAATTGGAAATATCCATTGGCTGGAATGCTGGTCCCCTTAAAGTCTCACCAGCAAGACCAAGAGTTGTAATTCCGAGACTACGTACTGCGTAAGTCATGTCAATCTCACGAGTATAAATACCTGGTGAAACGTGTATTCCTCTTGCATTATCTGCCATAATTTCTTAATATTTTAATTTTAATTAGTTATTTTCTTATATATAAATATTTAATGAGTTTAAAAGATTAATCCCAGAACTTAATTTCTGAAATAATATTTTCAAATTCCTCATTTTTAACTTTCCCATTCACATCAATTATAAAGTCAATAACTTCTTCATAATTGAACTCCACATATGAAGACATTACCATATTGTGATATTCTTTAAGTTTTTCGGCATCTTTGTATTTTTGGTGATATTCATCTTGAATTAAAAATGCATAACTTGTAATTTTACCAACTGACCTTAAAAACTCATGAAGTTTATAGGCATCGCCGAATTCCAAATCAAATTTAAATCTCACATCAATTTCTAGAAGAAGTCTCTCTAGAACCATAAGATTACTAAGTTTAATTTCCATAACAATTTATTTAATCTATAAATATCTTTTAAAAACGGAAAAATACAAAAAATAAAAGGGTTGCGTTTTAGCGACCCTTATTAAAAATATTTGCTTAATCCCAATTGTCTAGAATTTTTGTTATCAAAGGATTCCTTACTATATCTTCTCTAGTAAATTCGGTAACACCAACTTCGTCTAGGTTTTTCAAATGATTTGCCGCATATTCAAGCCCACATTCAGACTTTTTATTTACAATGTCACGTCTATTCACTTGTTCGCAATCTCCAGTGATTATTGCTTTACTGTTTTCTCCTAATCTAGTAAGTAACAATTTCATATTTTCCTTTGTATATTGCTCTGCTTCATTCACAAGTATCAACGAATCATCAAATGTTTTACCTAGTACATAGTTAATGAATTCATACCTAATATAGCCCCCATTTATTAGATTTTTAGCCATTATCTGTGGGTCTCCGTTTCCGCTATTTTTAAGTATTTTAGATATTGTCTCTTCGTCACACTCCTTAAATGGCCTAGTTTTATCTTCAAAATCACCTTTCAAATAGCCTAAATTAAGGTCGATACCACCTGCTGGTGCTGTTGGAACAATCATAATAATGTTACTGTACCTCCCTTCTTTAAGTTCTTTAAGCGCAAACGAAAGAGAAATGTATGATTTTCCCGTTCCAGGTGAACCAATACCAAAACAAATCTGATTTTTTTTATTTTTCAAAACATTAAGAAAATCTTTTTGCTTTTCATTTTTACATTTAATGTCAAGTTTAAAACTCAAAGCCTTTAACTGCGTTATCATTCCGCACGATGTAAGATAATTGAGAGCACTGTCTCCTTTCATCTTTTCTTCGATGAACTGTAGTTCAAATTCATCCAATTCTTTAAGATTCTTTTTTTTACCCATAAAAAAATTAGTTTAAAAAAAGCGCATAAATCCTAAAACGGAAATATGCGCTTTATTTTTATTTAATGTTTTGTTGTCCATAGTACTATTGATAACTTATAATAAATATTTTGAAAAGTATAATAAAAGTTAAAAATTACCTAAAAATTTGGTCAAACCAAATATTTTTCGTACATTTACATTAAACAACTTTTTATGCGTATCTGTTGTTCAAATCATCTACAATATCAAAACTTAGAACGTCATGGTGAATAATGCTATTCATACCATATTTAATTCTGACATCGACATAATATCTATTTGGGATTAAAATATTCGTATCAATAACGTAGTAATTGTTCGTGAATGCCTTGTTTACCCTATCCCATTCTATTACATCAATCTCTCTAGTTCCATCCTTAACATATAACCTTATATCCATGCTATCAAGCAATTCATAAGTATTATTAGTATAAGATGGTTTTCCATAGATGATAAGTTTTCTAATATCCCCTCTTTTAATCTGCTCCTTTTCTTTGATTCCACTAATTGAAGGGTTATAAGTGATATTGTCTGACTCTAGGGAATTTCCTATATTGAAATAGTTTGGGGTGTCTTTAAGCGTGAAATCAAGTTCTACAGCGTCCAATTCCTCCCCTTGGTACATTATCCCATCCCAAGTGTCATAAAGCATTGTATCGGCTTCAAAATGGCTTTTAGTGATGGTTATATCAATATAGTATATACCCTTTGAAAATTTTTTAGCCTCAATCTCTTCCATTGGTATCCCATCCTTACCTCTCACAACCTCATCTTCTCCATTAGTTATCGTAACTACTGGTGCTTTATCCAAATCCTCAAGATGTTCTCCTATCGTACAATATAGATACAATCTATTTTTTTTATTAAGAACAAAATTAGACCTATCATCTAATACAATGTCATCGTATCTTGTTTCGACAAATGGCTCAAAAAATGTATTTGTTTTATCTGTAAGCCAACCAACATAATTTTCATACTCGCTATCACTCGCTTCAAGTAATGGTGAATATGCTATTCCTATCCCATAATTTTCTAATTCGCCATCAAGGAACTTGTTGAAAACAGATGTAATGTCTAAATTTATGTTTTCATTACCGTAATCAAAATGCTGTCTACCAATGACAATTGATTCTTCTCCAGCAGCCCATTTATCATACTCTTGTGATAGCCTATCATTCGTATAAACGCCTTCATCTTCCCACTTAAGTCCATTCATTCTTTGAAACCAATTACATCCATCTTCAGAAACTAGCCTCTTCGGGTCAATTGGACTTGGCGAATAATAACCTACATTGAAATGAGTTTTTGTATAATCAAAGCCCTTTCCCCTATCCCAAGGTTTAGGAATAAGGAAAAAAATGATGTCAAAAGATGCTGCACGGATTTTTTTATTGTCGTTAATTGAACTTGTTTCGCAATGATGTAACTGAGACATATCAATAGAACCAGCATTCGTAATATGCAACGTATGTTTCATTTTTGATTTATCAATCATAATTCCATCATCAATAAGTTTCTTAACTTTGTTGTGGTCAAAATAAATCAATGCCCTAGAAACGATTGTATCACGCCCATAAACCAATTCCGATACTGGATTTAGTCCAGTGTTGATTTTAGAGTTTGAAACAATTGTAGTAAATTTGCTTATATATGTCTTATATACCATATTTTATATATTTTTATATAATATAAATATAAAAAAAATCAAGTTTGCAACTAGTACAAACTTGACTTCTTATGTTTAAGGATTTATTTCAGATTCATGATAGCCCATTAGCTGGAGTATTCTTTCATCTTGACTTTGATTTTTAGTTTCTATTTCAGTAATCTTGTCATCTTGGGTTGAATTTACTTGTTCAACAGAAGCAATTTTCTCTGATTGAGTTATATGCTCTTGTTGTGCTGTCTGTAACGCTGCCTCTAGTGCTGCAACCCTTCCTTCTAACGCTGCAATTTTTTCATTTACTTCAGCAGTAATGCCATTCTTTGAAACATACAATGAATTACTATCAATAACAGCTGCATTATCATCATGAGTTGTATTCAACAGTAATCTTGCTTTTAAAACATCCTCTGTTTCAAGATGAATTTCCTTATCTAACTTGATTGCGCCACTTGTATCTTCTGATGTGTCCCATTCTTGAATCAAATCATGTACTGGAACATGTACATCTTCTTTTCTAGTTCCATTGACGGTATATTCAATTACAATGCTCTCATTTGGCTTGTCATAATAAATGTTATCAATTGAAGACTTTGTCTTTAAGTCGATATTTTTTGTACCAACTGTATTTGAAAAAATCAATCTGTTGATTTCTTCATCATAAGTCAAATCTGCTTTTGCATAAATTCCATCATTGTTCAGTTTAATGATATTAGGATTGCCATCTTCAACCTCTGTGCTGATATTAACCTTAACTTTTGGTTTGGTTGCATCTGCGCTATCAACCGTAACAGAGTTATCTTTTGCCTTTACCTCAACTACTTTAACGTTTAACTCATCTTGAAGAGAATCAATCTGGTCTTGTAAATTTTGGTCAGCAATTTCACGGTTCTGAGTTTCAGCAGTAATTATGTTGTTAAGTTTTACATCTTCAGCCTCTCTTGTATCAACCTCATTAGTAAGAGAACTTGAAATTTCAGCGTCTTTGGCATCCACTTCAGACTTCGTGTAGAAATCAGTAGGAATCTCTTCTTTTGTTGCAAAATGGCCATCAATGTAATCTTGATAATAAACTTGCTCTGAATCTGCTTTTCTACCTATTTCAATTACCAAATTTCTAACGTTTTCTTCTCTTTCTTCTTTTTCAGTAATTAAACCACTAGACAGACTATTTATACTGTTCCTAATTTCTGTATCAGCAGATTCAAGAGAATTAATCTTGGTTTGTAAACCTTGGTCAGCGTTTATCCTATCTAACTTTTCTGTATTCAAACTATTGGTATTTGCCGTTATTAAACTATAGAGAGTTTCATCCTTTGTCATCCTATCACTAGTCTCATTAGATATTAAACCTTCAACTCTTCTAACTTCAGATTCACGGTCGCTAATTTCAGCCGTAATTTTACCGCTAAGTATTCCATCATTATTTTCTCTCAACTGAGCTTCATCAATAATAAGGTTTCTCAATTCAGTTTCAGCACTTGTTGCACGACCCTCTTCAGTGTCAATTCTAGCCCCTAGTGTTATATCAGTATTAGCCCTAACGGTACTTTCTCTAGTCAATCTTTGTTCAATTGCTGTAACGCCACTAAGTCTAACACCATGCTCGCTCACAGTAAGGTATGTTTCAGATGCGGAATCAATCTTAACTCTCACTTCTCCAGCAGAATTTGATATAAGCCCATCTTTGAACTCAGATTCAACCAAGAACGTTGAGAAATCTATGTAAACGGTATCCTCAGTACCGTCTTCTAAACCGTAGACTAACTTTAAAAACTGACCACCTCTGTCTTCTTTTGGATTCCAATCAGTAAGTTCTGCACTTTTCAATGTACTATCGTTATAGACATCTATAACCGTACCCATTCTCTCGCCTAGAGCATTTTTAAGTTCATATCTTTCTCTAACATTACTTGGAATGCCAGTAGTAACTTTGTAGATTTTTGCTACGTTATCCTCAATAGCACCACTAAATGCCTCATCAGCAGCCTTGCGCTCTGCACGTTCATCTGTAATTGACCCAGAAAGTATTCTGTCAGCAGCCTTGCGCTCTAAAATCTCCGTATCAATTGACCCAGAAAGTATTCTGTCAGCATCCTTGCGCTCTAAATTTTCACCTTCAAATATCCCTATGATTTCACTATCTTTTGCTTCGCGCTCTTCTCTCTCAGTTACAACAGCCCCAGAAAGTATTCCATCTTCCCTTGCACGGTCAATCTTTTCTTGGTTAATGCTATCTGTCAAGCCACTATCAACATCTTTACGCGCTTGAGTCTCAGCACTTAACGCAGATAAAATTTCATTATCTTTTGCTTCACGCTCTTGTTTTTCGGTTAAAACAGTTCCAGAAAGTTGGTTATCCCAATAAAGTCTTGCGGCTTTTTCATCATCAATTCTTTTACCAATAGCGGTATCGCCACTTTCACGAGCCTCAGTCTCAGCACTTAACGCAGATAGAATTTCATTGTCCTTTGCTTCACGAGATTCAGTCTCGCCACTTATTAATGCCTTTATTGCGTCATCTTCTGCAATACGATTACCCTTCTCTTCATCAACTGCTCTAAGTATTGCTGCATCACCTTGAGAACGAGCAACTATTTCCTCGCCTAGGTCATGTCTCAAAGCCACATCACCATCAGTTCTAGCAGATATTTCTTGTTCTATAAGTTCACGAAGGTCAGTATAACCAGAACTTGAACCGCTGATTGCATCCCAAATCTTTTGGTCTTCCTCTGTTCTTGATGACTCTTCTTGTGCTATCCTATCTAGAATATTTTGGTCAGAATCAGTTCTTGCTGACTCTTCTTGTTTAATCAAATCAACCAAACTTGAGCCGCTTTCAGTCATTTCGCCAATTGTGTTCCAAATCTTTTGGTCTTCCTTTTCTCTGTCTGAGATTTCTTGCTCTATGAGTTCACGAAGGTTAGTATCACCAGAACTTGAACCGCTGATTGCATCCCAAAGTTTATTGTCTTCTTCCTTTCTTATAGCGGTTTCTTCTGCAACCAAATCACTAACTTGGTTGACCAACGCTTCAAGCGGAATTTCTATGGTTTCTCCATTCTCAAGCGTTAAGAAAATCTTTTTATCTTCTTGATTATAGCCTACTTCTTGGATAAGTTGGTTAACTGCAATATCTTCTAATTTTGCAGCACCAATTAAGTTTCCAAGGGAGTTAGTGAAAGCATAAGAATCTAGACCTTTATCATAATTAACCCCAAAAAAACCATTGTAAAGAATATAATTTATCTTTTCGATGATTTCCTTACTTGAGGCAGAACCACTAGTTATGGCGTTACAAATCATTGCTGGCTCAGTTGTTAAATTATTCTGCTCTCTGTAACCATAAGGTTGCTGAATTCTATTATTTCTACTCATTTTTCAATTATTATATGATAAATTATTATTTTTTTCTTATTATATAAATATTAATTAATTATTAATAATATTATATCAGAAAAGAAATTAAATAAAGAAAAGAAAAATTAATTTTAGATACATTTTGTTTTTTAACATTTTTTATATATCTTTGCATTAAAGTTAAAAAATGCTAAATATGATTACAACAGAAACTAAAGAAAAAAATTTGATGTTATTCTTCAAAAAGCTTTCTAAACTAGGAATTGACACAGCTCGTCTTGAAAAAACTTATGGAACTGCAATTATGAACGGAAGTTTCACCAATTCTAACGAATTTGGAAATGCATATGAGGGTTCGTTACTTGAGGTTATATTGAAAATTCTCACTCCTTATGCAGTTAAACTGAATGAGCTTTTACCAGAGGGTAAAAGGGTAAATAAAAATACATTGGTAAAAATTTGCTTGCTGCATCAACTTGCAAAGGCTATTAGACTTGTGCCAAATGATAATTCTTGGGAAATTGAGAAAAGAGGTTTAATTTACAAATATGATAATGGACTTCCTTCAATTAGAACTGGATTACACTCATTGATTCTGTGCCAAAACTGTGGGATTGGGTTTACTGCCGAAGAAGCAGAAGCAATGACTGTCAATGACAAGGATTTAACAGATGACCAAGCAAGGTGGCATTCTAGTATTATATCAACACTTGTGAGACAAGCAAGCGAACTAACTTATTTAACTTTAAACGATAAAAAATAATGGGCATTAAAGATTCTGAAAACATTAAATATTACGATGATAGGAAAGATTTCATCACATATGCAAAAGAAGCAATTGGTCAATCTCCGTTGAAAATCAAAATAAAAAAACTTGAAAAAAACGCTATAATACCAACGTATGCTCATGATGGGGACGTTGGTATGGATTTAACCGCAATATCTGTAGAATATGATAGGGAAAATGATATGTACATATATCATACTGGAATAGCCGTAGAATCAGAAAAACATTACGGAATATTTTTATTTCCTAGAAGTTCAAACAGAGAAACAAATGCTTATTTATGCAACCATGTCGGAATTGTGGATTCAGCGATATATAGAGGGGAGATTATGTTTTGTTATAAAAATAGAACGTCACTAGAAACTTTAGCAAATAATGAAAAAATAAACTATCTTTTTAATAGCTCTTGGAAACCATTTACAGTTTCTAGTGGGGATACCGTTACATTCACATGGAATGAGACGATTAAATCGGCTAATGATGCTGGAAATTGGATTCTTGATAATCCCATGAATTTTGCCCCATATAAAGTTGGGAATAGAATAGGACAGATGGTAGTTTTACCATATCCAAATGTAAAAATAACCGAAGTGGGCGAACTTTCTGAAACTGAAAGAGGCTCTAACGGATTTGGTTCAACTGGAAATTAATGAGTATATTAGAAGTATTTTTTTGGTTTTGCAAAGAGCAAAAAATAATGGATGTGATTTTCAATAAATATCACGAAAAAACACCTTCTATTTGGAAATATTCTATAAACAATGGAGTATATCAAAAATATCTTTCTTTGAAAGACGCTATAGATTATTGTATTTCTTCTGGAATTGATACTATATTTTGGAGATTGTTCTCCAATACGATAAACGATAATGAACGATATAAAAAAGCAAGAGCCAAATGGACTAAATTCTCGAAAAATAACGTTTTATTTTCAGATAAATTTGTAAAAGTAGGTGATACAATTGAATTTGACTTGTGTTTTCCAAGACATATACCCTTACATGGTGTAGTGTCTGAAATACCAAAAACATTTAATGGGTCAGTTTCTGTCCGTTTGGATGATGGAGAGGAAATGACAGTTGGCTTGTTAGGCAGAAACGATTTTAAAATAAATGGTGAGGAAAAAACGCCAGAATTTTACATTAAAAGAAGACGAAAACTATATGGGGTTGATAAAAAATAAAATTTATTATACTTATGAAGATGTTACTATAATGCCTAACATCCTAAGTGCAATAGAGCATCGTAAACAATGTATTCCATTCGATGGTAACGGAATGTTGCCTCTTTTCACTGCGCCTATGGACTGTGTTGTTAGTAAAAAGAATTTCAATCTGTTTGAAAATGAAATGATTTATGCCATCTTACCTAGAACTGAGTCTATTAAAGATAGAGTTGATTATTCGGTAAAAGGAAGATGGGCTGCGTATTCAATAACTGAATTTGAAGCAATATTTTGCAACGAAAAAGAACCATTAGAGCAAAATAACACACTTAAAGCCTTAATTGACATTGCAAATGGGCATATGAAAAAAAGTGTTGATTTGGTTAGGGTAGCAAAAAACATTTACGGTGATAACATAGTCATAATGGTTGGTAATATTGCTAATCCAGAAACATATGAGGAATATGCTAGGGTTGGTGCTGATTACATCAGAATTGGTATAGGTGGCGGTCGTGGATGCCTCTCATCTTCTAACACTGGCATTCACACCCCAATGGCAACGTTAATTGATGATACCGTAGAAGTTAGAAAAAGGATAGAAAACAAATATAAAAAATTGCCAAAAATTATTGCAGATGGAGGTATAAGAAACTACCGTGATATTATTAAAGCATTGGCACTAGGGGCTGATTATGTAATGATTGGCAGCGTATTTGCCAAAATGCTTGAATCAGCAGCACCTAAAACTGCTAATAGTGATGAATGGTATAAATTACCTTTACTGATTGAACTAGAGGATTTAAGCGGCTTTACTTTTGAAAACAATGGGTGGAGAGCAAAATACAATGGGAAAGAAATATTCCTAGGCGACATTAGGGCAACCTTTTACGGAATGGCTTCTAGAGAAGGACAAATTGCTCTAAATGGAGCTAAAACCAAAACAAGCGAAGGACTGAAAACAACATTACCAGTATTATATACAATGCATGGTTGGACAACAAATTTCATGGATTATCTTTGCTCTGCAATGTCATATTTAGGGGTATTTACATTAGAAGAAATGAAAAAATATTCTACTGTAATAATTAATTCAAATAATGCGGTTTCTGCTGTTAATAAATAATAATAAAAAAATGTGTTCAAAGATTGATTTTTTTGAACACATTTTTATTTTTTATAAAAAGTATGGAAAATAAAATAACTGTCATTTTTTGTTCTAAGAAAAAAGGCGAGGAAAATAAAGGGTTTATTGAGCACATTAGGGAAACTTGCGGATGTGATTTAAATGTCATATGTGTTCATAACCCAGATGGTTTGTCATTATCTAAAATATATGCTGATATGGTTGTATCAGATGATATTGAAACTAATATTATCTTGTTTATACACGATGATATAGAATTTTTAAGAAAAGAATGGGGTAAAGAACTTTTACGTCTTTTTAACGAGAACAAAGACTATGGAATAATCGGTGTTGCTGGCTCTGCTCAATTTGATGAAAACGGTGCTTGGTGGAACTATGAAAAAAAGTTCGGACAAGTTCTGCACAGATGGGAAGGTAAATCATGGCTTACAGCATTTTCGCCACTTCTTGAAAAAGATTTACAAGAGGTTGTTGTGATTGATGGCCTTTTTATTGGCGTTCACAAAAAGAGAATATCAGAAAATTTCAGTAGAGAACTTTCTGGGTTTGATTTTTATGATATATATTTTTGCTTATCCAACTTCTTTAAGAAGAAATGTAAGATTGGTGTGACCACGAATATTAGGCTTGCACACAATTCAATAGGAAAACTTAAAGATTCGTGGTATAAAAATAGAAACATTATAAATGAAAAATTTGGCAATAAATTCCCAATTGATATACTAAAAAAGAAATAATATGGATGTAGGTAAAACATTAGAGAATTTGACTAAAAGAAAATTAGATAATCTCACCAATTTGTATGGCATAATCAATGAAATATGTTCAGATTACTCTAGAATGACAGATGGTTATTCATTGGCTACTGGAGATAAAATGTTTGAAAATATGCCTAAAGACATAAGAGATATGATTAGCGATAGACAAAAATTTTTCTCTTATAGAAACATTGTAAAAGATGCAATAAAAATAAAACTAACTGAAATAATGGGAAATAATGGGATTGAAAAGAATTAAAAAATATTTTTTGAATATTTTATATGGCTTACCTCATGGCTTGAAGGCAGCAGATTCAGAAATTATGGGAAGTGGTTCTAAAGATGATTTAGGAACATCAATACACCAAGAAGTTTCTGACCAAAGAGTTGCAAAACATTTGCTAAAAGGTGAAATCACGCAAGAAGTTGAAGAATTGCGATATAGAACGTATAAGGTTGCAAACGAATCTGAAAAATACAAGTATTTAGGAAATGGTGTAGCGATAAAAGAAGAAAAAGAAGAGAAACCAACAGATAGGAAAAAATATAAATTCACACAAGAAAATGAAAACATATGCGAATCTGTCCTTGAAGGATTAAAACAAGTTGGAAATTATGGGGTTGAACGTTATAGGTTTGAAATAGATTATGAATCTTTTGTGAGGTTTAAAATTGAAAAATTCGCGACTAAAGTTGACGTAAATATTAATGATGAAGCTGGCTTAATTGAAACCACACTACATTTTAACTCTGAACCCAACCCCTATGATGGCACATCAATGCCATTTATTAATGAAATCTCCAAACTTCTTGGCGTAAAAAGTGAATACGAAATTAAAAGAAATGAGATTGCTTCGTCCATAAAAAACTTTTCATTTTGCACTTATAAGGCAACGAATGAGGATGATTTTGTAACATATAGTTTTGTCAATGGCGGAAAATTCAAAAATTTTGAACAGAATGGATATGAATTTTTGTTAACGCTAAGTTGGGATGAGTATATGAGAGTTCCGCTTAATTTGGAAGCAAAATACTATTCCAAGAGTATGGCAGAAAAATATGAGAAGAAAGAAAGAAAAGATACCCCTATTTCCTTGGCAGAGGTTGAAAGGAAAAGATATTGTTCTGTATGCGGAAAAGAAATGTCCGTGTATGATGCAGATATACAAGAGGCAAGCGGTCAAGAGCCAATTTGTAAAGAATGTATGCAAAAAGCATTGAAATAATTAAATTATAAAATATATTTTATATGTTAACGATAGGTGTTGAATTAAATCATGTTGTTAGGAATATTAACAAACAAATTATAAAATACTATGCAAAAGAGTTTTCTCCCGAAACGGATATTGATGAAATAGATGACAAGGAGGATGTATTTAAGACATTCGCAAAATTTAACAGTAATTACGAAAAAAATAATTTCATTTTCATTGATTATCCATATGAAATTTTTGGTTGCGCTAGTACAATGGAAAAAAAATTAGCCGTTAAAATTACAAATTGGCTTACAGATATATCCAATATTGAAGATGAAGATATTAGAATTGTATTTTACAGTTTGAACGAAGGTGAACTTACTATCCAGTCAACATATTTTTTCTTAAGCAAAATTGGGACTAGAGTAAGAAAAGTCATATTTCCTAAAAATATTGACGAGGTTTGGGATGAATGTGATGTCGTGATAACGGCAAGAGACGAGTTTTTTGAAAAAGAAATCCCAGAAGGTAAAAAAGTAGTTTTAATCAATAGACCGTTTAATAAAGAGGCAAAAGATAAAGCATTCTTAAATTACAATAATTTAAGCGAAATAATAACTGATGAAGATTTTTTTAATAAATTAAAAGGATGAAACAAAACACATTTATTTTTGACATCAACAAAATAACTGATTTTGTATTTGGAAATCCAAATGAAAGAACCAATGATGTTGAAATTACGGAGAATTACGTTTTTGACAAAAACTTGGACAAGATGATTCCAAACACTAAAGAAGTAAAAGAGGTAAAAGTAAATGACTATACTGGCCAAAATACTATTCGTTATGACCTTGTTAAAACATTTATTGATATTTTGGATGCTGTAGAAGACCCGAATATTATGTCTTTAGGACAAAGCATTACATATAACACAATGCAAGCATATGAATTAATTAAAGATATAAAAAATACAGACAATGAGTGAAAAAGATTTAAAAATTATTGAAAACATTGAAAAGGAAATTTCAAAAATAGATAAGAAAGAAAACAGAATCTTCTTTTTCGTAATTGATACAAAGGGTGTACCAAGTGGTAGCCTAGAATATATCTACAACCTAGCATTGATTCTAAAGGAAGAGGGATATGATGTTAGTATGCTTCATACTGAAGAAGAGTTTGTAGGAGTTGGAGCATGGCTAGATGAAAAATATGCTAATCTTCCGCATTATAATGTAAACAAAGGTGAGGTCGGAACATCACCATCTGACTTGCTGTTTATACCTGAGATTTATTCACAAGTTATGAACCAGACAAAGCAGCTTCCTTGTAAGAGAGTTGCTATCCTTCAGAATTACAATTACTTGGTAGAACAAATGCCTTATGTCGCTCAGTGGGGTGATTTCGGAATTATGGAAGGAATAACTAATTCAGATTATCAAGCAGCAGAACTTAATGAGTCATTTCCATATGTTAGACTTAGAAAAGTTACACCATTTATATCTAAAATTTTTGGTAAAACAAATGAGCCAAAGAAGATGGTAGTTAATGTAATCGCTAAGGACCAGTCAAATATTAAGAAAATTGTAAAACCATTCTATTGGAAATATCCAATGCTTAAATGGGTTTCATTTAAAGAACTCAGGAATCTATCTAAAGAAGACTTTGCAAAAGCATTGCGTGATGATGCTATAACGGTCATTGTTGACGAGGATGCAAGTTTCTGTTATTCTGCCCTTGAGTCGGTTAAAAGCGGTTCAATTACAATGTGTAAAGTTCCTGAAACGGAGTGGGATTGGGCTTCTAATGAAGATGGTACATTACCAAATTGCTGTGTTTGGTTTAACGACTATGATACATTGCACAAGCAACTAGCAAGTGTTGTTCGTTCATGGATTACCGATAAAGTTCCTACAGTACTTGATGAGGAAGGAAAGAAAGTTTTAGATGGTTTCTCTTACGACAAAACAAAGGGAGAAATGCTTTCTTATGTAAACGATGTACTAGGAAGAAGAAAAAAGGAAATGGAAGAACTTATTATACAAATTAAAGCAAAAGACAATAATGAATCTAAAGAATAAAAAGAATGGACAATAATATGGTTGTGATAATACCAATGAATGAATTTGGTAAAGAAAATATAGAGTTACTTAACAAAGCCGTTGAATCAGTTCCTAGCGAGGTTAATGTACTACTTTCAATCCCAAAGGAAGTTAATAAGAAAGAACTCAAAGGGGCTAACGATAGACTTGGTGTTGTGTCGGAGTCAGAAGGTAGTTCTTTCGCAGAACTTGTAAATGCAGCAGTTGACACAATAGAAGAGAAATGGTTCTCAATCCTTGAATTTGATGATACATATACACCAATCTGGTATGATAATGCTAAGAAATATATCGAGTTCATGCCAAGTACAAGTGTGTTCATGTATCTTGAAGACATTACAGATTTCAATGACGGAAAATATATAGGTTTTGGAAATGAGGCAGCATGGGCATCAGCATTTTCAAATGAGATTGGTTTTATTGATAATGATTGTTTGCAAAACTATTTTGATTTCTATCTAACAGGCAGTATCTTTAATACTGCTGACTGGCGTGAAATTGGTGGACTGAAACCATCAATTAAGATTACATTTTGGTATGAATGGCTTTTACGTGCGACAAACAAGGGAAAGCAAGTATATGTCATCCCAAAGGTAGGCTATAATCATAAATTAGGGAGAAAAGGCTCTCTTATTGAAACATATAAAGCAACGATTGGTCAAGAAGAAACCCAATGGTGGTTCGAACTCGCCAAGAGAGAATATATGTTCAAAGAAGATAGAAATAAGAGTTATGAGGAACACAAGAAAAATGTAGAAGAAAATGAATAAATACGATAGAGAAATTCTAGGCGAAAGAATATCTATATTTTTTGTGGATAAAAACGCCTCAAATGAAGTTGTTTTAGAGATGATATATAAAGATTTATCAATAAAATTGGATTTTATTAAGAGCCTTTATCCGTTTTTTAAGGGTGGGTTGGCTATGTATGATATAATGTTCAAACATTATGGGATAAAAGTTAAGCCCATACTAAAAAATGGCGACACTCTTGAACGTTTTACGGATACGTTTGAAGAATGCAAGAAAGCATTTGAAAATGGTATGTTTAATGTAGAAAGAAACTATTTTGGGCGTGGCGAATGGCCTATCATATTATTTGATAGGGTGTCTCAGATAGATAACGATAAAGATTGGATAACATACACAATCACAAGATAAAAATATTTTATGGCATTAATTGTGATGGTTAATGCCATTTTTTGTTAAATCAAAACGGCAACACGAAGATTTTCCAATTGGAAAATGTGAAAGAAAGTGTGTTTATTTTACGCAGATTTGCCTTTGATTAGATATTTAGTATTAAAATGACCAATACAAGGAATAATCCCTAAATATAAATATCCTATAAAATGTCAGAAATTTGCGTAACTGAAGAAAAAGTAAAGAAAAAAAGAGGCAGAAAGCCATCTAAAGAAAGAAAAGGCTACTTTTATGAGGAGCAAGAAGAGGCTGTAGTTAATTATATATCTACAGATGATGAAAAAGAAAAAAACAAAATTTTCAACACAATTTTAAAACCAGCCTTTACAAAAATGATTGAATCAATCATAAGAAGATATAATTTATATCCACCAGATGAGGAATTCCAAGAAACATTTGATGATACTATATCTTTTCTTATGACTAAGTTATCGTGTTTCGACCCAACAACAAATTATAAAGCATATTCTTATTGTGGCACAATTTGTAAAAACTATTTGATTTATAAAATCAACCAGTTTTCTAAGAATCAAAAAAGAAATGTATCATATGATAATCCGTTTGAGACAATCCGAAATGACATTAGCGATAGTATAACATATTCATATGATGAAACAGACCCAAGAAAAACATTTTTGTCTGAACTTACTGGTAATACCGTAGAGGGTATCGAAAAAATCCTTTCTGAAAAAGAAAAAATGAAACTCAATGAAAATGAAATTAAAGTTGGAAAAGCTTTAATCAACCTAATGCAAAACTGGGATGAACTATTTGCACAAATGGGTAGTAATAAATTTAATAAAAGTTCGATATTACTGTTTTTAAAGGAAACTACGATGCTCAATACTAAAGAAATAAGGGATGCAATAAGAGTCTATAAAAGAAAATATTATGAGATTAAACTAAAACTCATTAATGAATAATATAAACAATAATATTTATAAGAAAAAATATGGGAAAACTTAAAATTGAACTTAATGACACCCAAAATATTAGAGACCTTTTGCAAAATGCATATAATTTGGCAGATGAGCAGATTGTACAAGCACAGAATGAAATAAACAAACTATCTGTTGCCACTCAACTGCAAGACGAACCGATGGAGGCTAGAAGTAAGTATGCTAAAGCGATTAATGATTATCTTGGGTTAAAAGATAAAGCAATCTCTAAAAAAATAGATATTGCTAAAATATTGGCAGACATATATCATCATAACGGTGACGTAAAAGGTGCTTTAGAAGGAAATGAAACGGCACTTAATGAAATGCCATTTAATTTCGATGATATTAAAAAAATTGTAGATAATTCATTACAAGAAAAAACTAAAAAAATTGAACTAAATAAAAAATAATGGCAAGCGTAAAAAAAATGCAAGAAGAAGCAATGGCTTCTATTGATACAGCCAAAGCATTGGTTGACAAAGTGTTGACAATAATGGAAATTATTATTGTTGACCCTTCACTTGCATTATCTTTTTCTACCAATCCAATAGGCTATTTGATTCAATTACTTAAGCACTTAGGGGTAACACGAGAAGAACTAGAGGCATGGCTTACCAATTTTCTTATTTACGTAGTACCAGTCCTTGAGATTTCTGTTAAAGCAATTTTATTAACAAATCTTAAAAACATGATTTCTTGCTCAGTTGACCCTAGAATTCCAGAAAAATATAGAAAACAGCACAAAGGTGTTACTGATTATAATACTTCTCAAGAATATGGAATTGATATTAACATAGAATCAATTGATTTTATGAATAAATTATCAATAAATCCACTTGGCGAATTTGGTGCTAACTGGTATTTTGGTCTTGAAGGTGTAGAAGATTCATATAAATTTGCTAGGGCTGATGACATGGATGCTTTTTTATGGTTTGTTATACATAAAGGTAAATTCCCTAATTCATCTGCAATTAGTAAATTGAGTGATATTGGTGATACACACGGCACAAAATCGGCAAAAGTATTGCCAACAAGTGGTAGCCTTTTAAGTACAGTCGAAGTGTTGTACAATGAAGGAGAATCATCTTCTATTTTATTAGGCAATACATTCAAATATGAAGGAGAAAGTCATATCATATCAATGTGTATTGACAAAAAAACGGATGATGCTGAAAATATTGTACATAACACATTAGTTCCAATTTCGGATGATTGGTCTTCTGTCAATTGGTATGCTAGACGTGCAGACCAACTTGGCAAGAATCTTGGTTTTGGATGGGGAGTAAACCAAAAAAATGGAACTACAAAATATAAAGGTAAAAGTAGGGATTTCTCAAAAGAAAGAGGACTTTGCAACATACAATATATTGACCAAGCATCTAGTGACGCTCCATTGACTGGACTTGTTAACAATAAGTTCAGATTTACTATTTTACCAAAACCATATATTCATATTCCTATTTTATCACAAGGAGAGCCACCTTGGAGGTTTAAAAAAATGCTTTTCAATGATAAAGGTGAATACGACCCAAATGGTAAATATACATTTTTGGAAGGTGCTGTTGCAGAGAGTGCAACTACCAATAATGTGATATTTTATATTAGTGGAACATCAGCTGCAACTATGGATATAAGAAGCGGCAGCGTAGAAACCACTAATAAAAATTTAATTGTGAAAAATCTAGTTGAATGCTATCCAGGACTTACTGTTTTTGAGTTTAACTATGATTACGTAATGAGCATTAAACTCTTTGATGCCAAAGTTCTTGCGCACTCATTGATGGAATCAGTTCTAAATACGAACTTGGGAATTGGTGTTAATATGAGCATTAAGCATCAAGAGGGTACGGAAACAATTAAAGAGATAATTAAAAACATCCTTGAAACAGATGATTCTGAAATAAATGATTGCTATTACACTTTCGATAGCACAAAATACGATTCTTTACTTAGAAAAGCAGAGGAAAAAAGAGCAAGACAGCAACGATTTGGTAATGTGACGCATGAAATAGGGATGTTCAATAGTGTTAATGACATTCTAAATGAATATGACGCAAATGCGGAGCTACACCAACAAATAGATGTCCTACATAGAGCTATTACACAAGCTGCTGTAACTGTTAGTGAAGGAGTACAAGATAGCGACAAATTTGACGTAGAGTTTAATTTCATATTCGACTTAATTGAAGCCTTAACAACAGCAATTGTAAATGGTATTCTAAGTCCTAAAGTATTGATGCTTTTAGAAGTTAACCAAAAGATTATGGGTGGGACTTGGGAAAAGTTCACTATGAAAGATTTGATGGAGGCTCTAAGGGTTATAATTGTAGCAATTATCAAAGAGATTAGGGATATGGTAATCCAAGAGCTTCTTAAACTAGTTCTAAAGGTGCTAGAACCAATTATCCAAACAATTGCTTCATTACTACTTAGGGAACAACTTGAAAGTTATGCTGATGCTATCTTAGAAATCATCCGTAATTGTCCGTTCATTTGGTTTAGATTCGGCAATCAATACCAAGACACTAAACTCGATACTGTTGACTATGCAGATATTGATGTTAGTCATAATAAAGAAGGAGAACAGCCTTCTACTAATAATTGTTAATATTATGGGTATAGAACAAATTTGTAAAACAATTAGTAATTTCTTTAGTAATGTGAGACCACCATTCCCACAGTTATCTAGATTGTTATTGGTTTGCTCGATGATACGAAGACCAGGATTATCCGTGATACAATCTGTAGCAAACATTACAAAAGACTTGAATAAGTTAGGAATACCTACTGGCTCAATGCCAGATGGAAGTGCAAATCTTACCATAGGTTTTACATTCGCAAATACTAAAGAAATATATAGGGCAATAAAAAAAGATGCATCAGTGCAAGTTGGTTTCCAACCAGGTTCTATGATGTTGACTGCATATGGCTCTAATGGTGGTGGTCCTATTGTTGCAACTGGAATGAATATGTCTCCAGGACAAGGTTTTGGTGACATAAATTAAAACGAATTCGTTATGAACAGAAATATAGATTTTTCAAAGATGTCTAACTCTGAAATTAATTTAAAAATAATGGGTTATGATAATGAATACGATATACGTAAAAGTAAAATAATTGATTTGGTGCATGAGTTAGAGGATTTAGATTTCCTATACAGAAAGGCTACTGAAGAACTTAAAAAAAGAGGGGCGTTAAATAATGGCTGATTTGAAAATTAGACTAGCAAAAGTCAGGGAAATTGAAAACATATACTCCGATTATATAAAAGATGAAAAACATAGGAATGACAAGCCATTTGACGGTTTAAGAATTAGAGCAGAATTTGAAGATTCTGATTTCCCAACAGAAATTAAAGATATACCTTGGGCATTCCCATTGTTACCTAAAACATTTCAAAGTATTCCTAAAATAGGTGAAGCTGTTATCGTCTTTTATTACGATGGCAACGAAGGACAAAGATTCTACATAGGTCCTATAATTCCGCAGCCGCAATTTAATACGTATTCAGCTAAAAAAAATGCAACGTCTCTTCTTAAACCAAATGAAAGTTCGCCTTTGGAGAGAATTTCTGACAATAAAGACACTAATGGTTCGTTTCCAAAGGCAAGCGATGTTGCAGTTATTGGAAGGGGTAGTGAAGATATAATACTAAGATATGACAACGATACCAAAGAAAGCGAAATACAATTACGTTCTGGTATTCGTGGTGAACCAACCAATGAGTCCAATCCAAATATGATTGGCAATATCATTTTCAATGGAACTGACCCAGCTTATATACAAATGAAATATAAACAAGGGTTAGCCAAAAAAGAGAATCATGAAGCGAATAGTATAATCAATATGGTCGCTAATAGGATTAACATCATGAGTAATAAAGATGATAATATTGCCCATAATCTTAGAGACCAAGAAGATATGATTTCTGCTGAAAAAATGGATGAGATTATGGATAATCTTCATCAAGTTCCAATGGGAGATAAACTTGTTGAACTACTTAAAATTATGAAAGGCTGCATAATGCACCACGTTCACCCTTGGGCTGGAATGGAACAATGCGGAGATTGGGGAGGATATATCAATAAACTTGATGGATATGATATTGATTCAATTCTTTCGAAATATGTTAGAATATCATAAAATAAAATGGAACTATATACCTGTTGTCAGTAACATCCCATTTTGGAAAAATATATACGAATCTGTAAGATTTTTATTAGTCTTGCAGATTTTTTTTTTTGTATCTTTTGGTATACATGTCACAATGCAGCATAAAAAAAGAGCAACCATTGCTGATTACCCTTTTTATGTACGATATACGTGCATGTTTTGAAGATGGAATTTTGAAAGCCTTGGGTAATTTTCTTTTGACCATATTGCCACAACAAAATCATTATTTCTAAACAAATGTGAATCGTCTTTTTCGTCAAATCCCAAATAATTCATTCCATATTTTTGTTTTAGTAATTCTTTAATAAAATTAAAGTCAAGGACGACTCCTTTGTCATATACATTATAAAACCCATATTTATCTTTTAAATCTTTTACAATATTAGATTCCAAATCATCTTCATCTTCTGCCATACATGCAGCATTTAATTCATCGTCATCTGAAATTCCTGTAATGTTTCTGATTTGTTTATTTGTTAAATCTATTTCACTCAATATTCTATTTACCGACTCTTTTACAATCTTGTGAAGGTCACTCTCTGTTAATCTTATAAGTTTTTTATTCATATTATAATACGTATTTAATTCATTATATTTTTAAATAAATATAAACAAAGGCAGAAAATGTAGTCAGAAATGACTGCATTTGCATAGTGTTTACTACCAACAGATATGTAGTTCCCTTTATCATTTTATGCCTTAAACTCAGATGAATCTACTGGACTACATTGAACTGTTCGATAAAGAGGCACAGTTCCCCATAGTGTATGAGAATTACTATAGTTGTTTCTGCCATCATTATTTA